TTGCCCTGTCGGTATATGGCGCAGCACTGATCAGCATTGCAGATGCCTCTGAGAGGCGCTGTGCGGCGATTTCAACGCTATACTCTGCCCCAGTCTCGTCAGCCCATGCTTTCATCCCAAAGTGAACATCAGCGATGATGTAGCGGGGCAATAGATCGTGCGATACATTGTCGGGAATTGGTGCGGGCAATGCTTCTGGCGCCGCACCCAAGGCCTCACGGAACAAATCCGCCCAAGGCGTCATTTCGTCTTGGGAAACGTCAGCCTTCCAAAAAACACTGTCCCAAGATCCCGTTTCTTTGTTTTGGACGCGCCGCCACCCATGCTTGCCTGTCTCAGTGGAAAGGCCAGTGCTTTCCAGTGCAGACACAATGCCCGCATCTGCGTTTAGCCAAGCCTCTGCCGCAGCGTAGGATCGGCGGACAGATTTTGGATCAACGTTTAATTCCCTAGATGCGGCGCGTTTACTGCCGAGGCGCTTAACGGCATCGTAGATTTGTCTTTGTTTAGGTGTCATTTAGAACAGCCAAAGCTTGTTCGTAATGTTTCTTGCGATCATCTAAACCAATCGTGCCGCCGTTGATCAGCTTGGTCATCTTCACGATGTCGTTGGCATCACAGGCCGCGTTGATCTTGCGGCTGCTCCAATACCAGCAAGCTGATTCCAACGCGCCTTTCTTGGTGGTCACATAGTCGATCACCTGTTCCGGCGATAGCCCGACAGTTTTTCCAAACGCCGTATAATTATCGCGGCCCGTAAGTTGCACAACGCCGCGGCCACGGAAACGATAACCGTCACCAGAGGCAGTATCGCCATTTCCCATTCGTGAAGCGTAGATGACATTTGCGATTTTCTCCGGCTGTTTGGCATAATCGGCGGCATTCCGGCCAGCCTTGGAGAAATACTTGCTGAACAGTTTTTCCAGCGTTTCAGCCCGATAGTTCAGGTTTTCCTCCAGCACCTTGAAACCCACGCTTTCATGGCCGCATTGGGCAAAGAAGCCGGCGATGCGGTTCGCAGTGTTGATCTCGTACTTTGGCAGGATTTGCATTGCCGCGTCAGCCCATGCCGCCGCTTTTGCATTGCCGTGCAGCAAAGCCACAATCTTGTCTTTGGTCAGGATCATTTTTTCCCCATGTATTTGCTGACGGCGCGGTTGCCGAACCAGAACGAGATGATGGCAGCGAACAATCCTTTGGTTTCATCATCGAACATCAGTTCGACGCTGGTTGTCCAATCGCCGCCTTGTTCCATCACTTTCACCATGATGACCGCTTTTGTCGCCATGAATAAAGCAAAAAACATATAGGTGATAACAGGGCGCACAGATGCGGCCAATCCCGCTGCAAATCCGCTAGAAGCGTTAGCATAGTTGTATATCGCCTTGGTTTCTTCGATTTCAGCTTGCTTGTCCATGACTTGCAGTTGCAGTTGCACACCTTGTGCAGCCATCTCACCTTGCAAACGCATGGTTTCTATCTTGTTCTTATGCTCCTGCTTCTGCTGAAAGAAGCCGAGGATCTGCGGCAGGAATGATGTGCCGAAGCCAAGCAGACTGCCTAGAAGCGCAATCACTTGGTTTCCTCGTCATCTTTCTGTGGCTGTGCCTTGCTGTTGGTTGCAGCGAGAACACCGCCCAACGCACCCACGATGAAGCTGGCAATTGGTGTCAGCAATTCGAAGAACTTGCGGTCGTTTTCGCTGGATGCGCCCATAGGCTGCGACACGAAGACCAGACTGTAGAGGATCACGAAGATCGTGCCACCCAAGATGATGGTCAGCGCCACGCCGATAAAATAGCGCAGTTTGGCTTCCAGAACGCCAGCGTCATCTTTAGGCATTTCCGTCTCCTACCAAGTCGTCAGGGCAATCTTTGCGGGCTGTGCAGAGCGGCGGTTTGCAGTCTGGGTTTTCCCAGTTCGTAGGGTCTTGGCATGGGTAGCGATAAAAGCCGTCACCCGAAAGAACAAGAATGCCGATCAAAGCAGCGGCGAACACAGCCCAAAGAATTTTCTCTTTCATGTGTCACCCTTTCACGACTTGTCGGCCTTGTTGTCCAGTTTATCATAGATGCGCTGCAAACCATCGCTGACCTTTTGCATGGCTGCTGTGAAATCATCCTTGGTCGTGTAATTTTTTGGCAGATCGACCTCAAGTTGGTGAAGGTCCTTGCGCAGCTCTTTGACCGCGTCCCAAAGCTGTCTGCCGAACCAACCGATGCCGCCAAGGATAATCCCAGCCACGACATTGACGATGAATTGCGGATCAAGTGCCATCTGCTATCCCCTACGCAATATCGTCAACAATTTGAACGCTGATGTAGCTATCATTGGGGAAAGTCTCGATTGTCGCATCTGCATATGTGACCTGAAATTCGGCCTGATATGTCCCCACAGTTGCAGTGTCACCAGCGGCCCACGAATATCGCACAATGCCAGATGCTGCTGTCACAATGGTTGCCGCCGCGCTGACAACAGAAGCTGAGCCATTTACTGTTCGCATATGAAACCGAACCGATGCGCCTGTTAGGTCAATTGCTGTTCCACTTGCGTTTTGCAAAGTCGCCAACATCGCTGGGCTAGTATCATTTTGCTTGATGTAGAATGTCATTAAGCGGCCTCATTAGATGTTGCGACAATAATGCCGTTTGGTGTGTTCTCAGAGAGAATACTATAATTTGGATTGCCTGTCACGGAGACAACTATATTTGGCGCATTTGATGCAATCACACTGGCATTAGACCCATCAACTGTAACAGCCACGCTGTTGGATGCTTGCGATACATGAACATCACGGCTGCGGCTGGCGTTGACGTATAGGTTGCCGATTGTTGGGTTGCCCGTAAGGATAGATACCCCAGCCAGCGTGTGCTTTTGCACGATGACAGGCGAGCCAACAACAGGCGAACCAGCCGCGATGGATTGCAGCACCAAGTTGCTGGCTTGTCCCAGCGTTATCGCACCGACAGTTGGCGATCCTGTCTGGATGTTGTTGGCCGTGATGACGATGGTGATCTGGGCCGTGACAGAACCAACCGATGGCGCACCAGTTGCAATGTTTGCCGCCGTCAGCGTGTTTTGCTCTGAGATGACAGGCGCACCAACGATGGGTGCTGCGGTTGCAATGTTGGATGCCGTCAGAACATTTTGCTGAACGATCGCCAGCGACCCGACTGTCGGCGATCCAGTTGTGATGTCGGCTGCGAATACAGGGGTTGTTGTGGCAGCGGTGGGCGACCCGACAACAGGCGCACCAGTTGCGATGCCTGTAGCGGCCAGCGCATGGCCCTGCGCTATGGTTGATGCTGCAACAACAGGGTTTCCAGTTGCGATAGATGTCAGGCTGACAACATGGGTCTGCGCAATGCTGGATGCGCTGACAACGGGCGATCCAGTTACGATGTTGGATGCGTATATCGGCGTGACCAGCGTCAGGGTAGTCTGATCAACAACAGGCGCCCCAGCGTTCACATCTGTTGGCGCGATGACATGGGTTTGACTGATGGATGCGCTGTCAACTACAGGTGCGCCTGTGGTGATGTCGGATGCTGTTAGGCTAATTGCACCTGACGGCACATAACGGATAACAATCAGGCCGTTAGCGCCAGCACCAGAAGTAATAGATGTTGCAACGCCGCGATTGTTTATACCACCGCCACCGCCACCATAGCTTCCGCCAGAATAACCTACATACGTTCCAGCATTGTTGACGGTTCTATACCCACCGCCACCACCTCCGCTACCGTATGCAGGGGAGGATGAAAATTCAAATCCATTGCCGCCGTTTGTTCCTACAGGAGAATTGGTTGCACCAGTTCCAGCAACGCCACCAAATCCTGCATCACCTGATCCACCATTTGTGCCACTGTCAGTCCCTCCACTAACGCCATTATTTCCAGCGCCTCTACAACCACCAGCCCCACCGCCTCCACTAGCAAATGCAATGTTTGCGTTAGATATGGTTTGCGCGCCACCGCTGCCGCCAGCGTATTTTGTGCTACCGATTGCACTTGTTATAGATGCACCAGCACCCCCCGCAGCGGTCCCTGAAGTTGCGGCAATACCACCGCCCCCACCATTTGCAGCAACTTGCGATGCCGCTTGAGTAGTCGCGCCAAAAAACGTAGCCGTTCCATCGTTTCCGTTTGACTGAGCAAGAGTTGTTAATACAACAGCCGCCCCGCCAACACCTACTTGATACGACACAGAGCCAAAAAGGCTTACGTTATTAGCCCTTGAATAACCACCACCGCCGCCGCCTGTAGTATATCTGGCACTAACAAGGTTTATGTTAGCACCAGAGCCACCAGCGCCGATAACTTCAATGCTGTTTAGGCTGTTGTTCCAATCATTTGGAACTGTCCAAGACGTTCCAGATGTTAGGAATACTGTAACGACATTTGGATCAAGTCCCACATCATCCGCTTGTGGGGCAGCGGCTAATGGGAATGAGCCAAGCATTTATGTCACTCCGTAGGGGGTGTGAATGTCTCACCGTTGTAAAGCCAACCAACGCCAACTTCGGTTGGTGCTGTCAGCCAATCGGCTAGATCAGCGCGATATATGTTGTTGGGAAATGGGATGTCATTGATCAGAAACGCCTCGACAACCACACCATTTTCAACCCGTGCTTTGACTATTTCCATCATTAACTCCACGGGCCATAGGTGGTCGCTGTGTCGCTGGTGCTGATACGGCGGCACATGAAATATGTGTTTATGTTTACGACAGCAGCAGAGGCTGTGACAAGTGTGATTGATGGTATGATGGTTCCAGCGACTGAAACTCTAAACGTCCCGCGAACACTTACACCCATTGCAGCGGCTGTAGCAGGGGTGACAATACTTGCAGCGGATGTGTTCCCAATCCAATACGAACTGCCAGCAGCTAAAGCACCAGCGCCGCTTGCCGCATCCGCACCGAGTCCCTGCGATAAGACACCTGTCGCAAGAGTAGCACTTCCAGCACCAAGAATACCAAATGCCGCATTGCCCGTCGTATTTCCCATGGATGACAAATACAGAAGCGCCTCATACCGATACGTTCCTATAGGCAAAGTCAGTGCGCCGTTGGTGGAAGCGTTAAACAGTTTTTGCTGCGATGTGTTGCTTGTCAGCGTATAGGTGGCGTTCTGCTGTATCCAAAATTCTTCTTGGACATCCTCCGCAGCCAGCGTGACATAGACCACCGCAGACCCGTCTAGCGACAGCAGCGACCCTGTGCTGGACGATGTGAGAGTGCGCGATAGGGTCGTGCCAGATGACGTATAGACACCTGTGCCGATTTCCCAGTCAAGACCATCTTCAATCGTGTAGCGGACCATCTCGCCATCCAGCAAACCAGCCGCAGCGAATGACTGAAAGTTGCTTGACACGGAGCCAAGCGTAATTGTGCCTGTCCCCGTAGTGGCTGTCGTCATCTTGGCGCGATTGAGAAGTCTTGGCATTATTACACCGCAGCCGGAATGCCGATCTTGGCAGTTGACAGCGTGAAAGTGTTGCCGCTGGTGACAGCCTGAGACGCACTGAGCGAGCCTGTAGCCAGCAAGCGGCTGTTGACTGTATCCACGATGGCATAATGAGTAGCCGTGCCTGTGGCGGTCACAGAGCCGTCTGTGATAGCCGCGATGGTCACTTCACGGCCACCGCCAGATCGTGCGGCTGGTGCGCCGATTGACAGCGAGGTGCTATTGCCCAGCGCATAGGTCGAATTGGCTTGCGTGTAGGTGGTCGCCTCTGCCGAGGTGATCAGGATTTTGTTTGCTTCAGTGTCCAGCACAGTCAGGCCGTTGTCGAAAACGCGATCTGCTAAGGATGCCATGTCAGTCTCCGTTGGTTGTTGCTGCGAAGTCTAGCACATCAGGCTTCGCTGGGAAATGGGTCAGTCTGGCTTCGTGGGCCAAGGCATATTCTACACTTTAGTCCCAACGCCATCCGTCAAGTCGGCACTGTCAATAATCCAAGAAAAGATGTCTTCAGGGATTTCCGACAGGTTCATTATTTTGAACATCTTGCCAAATGGAACATCCTTGAAGGCAATTTGCTCAACTGTAAGGCCGCAGTCTGGCGCGGGCATCAGGACAACAGCTAGACCACCTTCGCCTTGGTAAACGATACACTTAGACACTAGATGTCTCCTTGGTTAAGCAAAAATCATCACGGAGTTCCATGTTCCGCCACCACCAGCGGACCCACGATTGCCCCAATCAACCGTGACGGCGCTTGTTGACCGAGAACTTATATATGGAATGCCATAGCCACTGGAGTTTGTTGACCCCGCCAAAGCAAAGTCTGCTGTAGGCAGTGCAGTGGTGAAGTTGATTGTGAAGATGTTTGGACCACCAGATACACTGCTGACATTGCCAGATGAAAGGATGGTTCCAGTTGATCCATGCGATACCCAAGCGCGGCAAGCATAAATCGGCGCAGAGCCAGAAGCATTGATGGCCGTCTTTACAGATGCAGCATTAGCCACGCCAACCTTTGCCGTGATTTCTTGAGACACCCGCAGCGGTGTCATGCCCTTGACGTTATCAGTGCCAGCTTCAGCTTCGGCCTGTGTCGCGGGCAGGAAATTCGGATTGAACACGTTGTTGGTCTGGTCAACTGTGCCGAGCGTGATCCAGCCCGTATTCGTCTCGTTCCGCATTTTCAGCAGATCGTTGGCTGTGTCATACCAGAACATATTGGCGACAGTGGTTGACGGCGCGGTTGCCCCGCTGTTCATGCTCATTATCGCTTGGAACACGTTGTTCAGATCAGTTCGAGCGGGAGATGCGCCTTGGTTGTCGATCACATAGTCATGCTGTGCCATTTCTGATCCTCAATACTGAACGCGGGCTGTCAGGCCAGAGATGCTGGGAGAGACGCCAGCCGATGTTGATACCAGTTCTACCTTAAATTTGAAGGCGCGTCCATAAAAGTCGCCAGCTTTGAACCGCTGCCAATCAGACCACGTTGGCGATCCAGCCGGATCGGTCTGCGTAATGGAGATATAAGAGATCACATCCGTATCGGCGATGCCCGATGATCCGCTCCAATCGTCCCAATTCCCCGGCCACGAGTCCCACAATATGCTTGGGTCAAACATCGTGTCCCAGTTGGTGGAATTGGAATTGTATCGGGTCACGTTTATGTCAATCCGCGATCTGACGCGACGAACAGCGCCAGTGTCGATGTAACCCGTAAATTCGTAGGTTGCAGATGTCGGCGCGGGCGATGTGGTTGTGATCCGCAATTCGCTTGATGTGACAGAGCAACCTGTTTTTGTGCCGGGGAATGTCGGGCTTTCAACATCGGTGGAATTAGTGGCAAACGTTTCAAGTGCCGCCGATGGAACAACAACGCTGGCATATCCGACCGAGCCGTTGCCCGTTTTATCGTAGGCTTTGACCATGTATGTGCCGGGGCGCGTTGGCACAGAAACCGATGTGGCGGGCCGAGACACCTTTGGCACAGCAGTTGTGGCATTGCCAAACGATGCGCCCGATTCTTCGATGGCATGGCGGACTAAATAATAGCTAAGATCGAGACTTGCCAAAGCCGACCAATCCAGATTGATCGTGCCGCCGTTTAGGTTGGCAGAAAGGTTCGAAACATCATCAGGCGCGGTTGAAATGCCAGCGACCTGAAAGCTGGTTTGTGTTGTCCATGCAGACTGAACGCCCAACTGGCTGATAGAACGGGCGCGGATGTCGTAAAGGTCTGACGTAAGATCAAGCCATTCATATACGCCAGCAGGGCCAGACCCGATTGGCTTAAATGTGCTTTCCGATGTCAGCTTGCCTTCGACCTCAATGCGATCAATGAAGTTTTCATCAGACACGCTGGTTGTGATCTGGATCAGACTTGTCACCTTTTCGCGGAACACGCGGTTCACAGAAACTAAACTCAGGCCGACTGTCTGCACAGCATTGGCAGATGGCAAGGTCGTATTGTTGGCGATGATGGCACTTTCTTCAGCCGTCCAATCAAACGCGGCCTCGCTTGTCTCGCGCAACTCCAAGTTGACCCGCAAATCGCCCGCATCTTGATCTGCGAAGAACCGCCAGCCCACCACCTCAAATTCTTTCGCCGTCCAGCCATAACGGCTGTTGGTGAAGGCAACGATGTCGCCAACCTGAACTTCAAAACCAGCCATGCCAAAGTCGGCGGTCAGCGTCATTTGCTCACGGCCCCGAAACAAGGTCAGTTTTGAGATACGCTGTGCGCTTGCCGCCGATGTCGTGAATGGCAACGGCAGATCAATCGGACTGTCGATGCCGTTGTCTTCAGCCAAGAACGTGGCGCTGACCAGCTTGGGATAATCAACAGTGATGTAGCCCTGAGACGCATCGTTGAACGTGCCTGTGACGCTGTTAAAGATCGACCCCATAGATTGCCGCGTCTGCAACTGGATCGGCCCACGAAGATCATCCAGTGTCAGCGTCTTAACGGCTGGCGTGTAATACCCGACCTTCAGTTGCCATTCACCTTGCCCCCAGAATGTCGTGCCAGCGCAGCAAGTCATCATCTGTTGCAGGATGTCGCCGGGGGTTTGATCTGCGCTGATCACGCCGTTCATGGTGTAACGCTTTTCGGTCCCGCCAGCCGCCAGCGTGACGTTCTCGTCGCACACGTTGGCCGAGGCCGAGAATGTCGTATCGTTTACCGATGTGTCGCCCAGGCCTCTGGCGTCAGTGATATAATCCCGAATGCACAGGGCCGCATTGGCTGAAAAGGCTGTGGTTGATGTGCGGGTGTCGTAGACCTTCTTGCCCTGCACGATGGCAGTGAAAAGCGGGATGCCGCTGGGGAATACGTCCTGATCGTATTCGAGGCGTATATACAAGTAGGCGATACCATTTCCGACAAATGTGCTGTTGATCTTTGCGCTTTCAGCCAACAGCAATGCGGGCGCGGTGGTCTGGTTGCCAGTATATTTGACGATGCGGATCTTGCTATCCCACGATTGCGATGTGACATAGCCGCTGCCATCCAGCGTGGCGACCTGATCGTCAATGTAAATGTCGCCGATGGCATTTACCTCATGACCAGCCAGCGTCATTATGATATGCAAATATTTGTTGCTTGGCCCAGTGGCTTCCAGATAGGTGATTACGCCGCCCTTGCGGACAGTGCCGTAAACGTATTCATGCGCTGCGGCTGCGTCTTTGGCGTTTGCCATAAGTCCTTGGCTGCTCATGCTTGCAGCCGATGGCTTTGGATACAAAGCCTTAAGCGCCCATGATGTCACAGCCGTTGTGACAAGAAATCCAACAGCATATGCGCCAACGGCATAAGTTACGCCAGCAATGGCAACGCTGGTCGCAGCCGTTGCCGATGCCCCAAGAATAGCCGCACCAATCGTAACTGGATCACGCGGCGCAACATTCCAGATCGACAGGCTTGTGGTTCCAAGCAGCAGCTTTTTGAGAGGTGTCATTCTTTAACCCATGCGCTGTCAATGTATTCGATGGGATAATATACCACACCTTGTTCCGAAAGGAACGCCGCACTCGAACCGACAGATATGCCGAAGCCAACGCCCAGATAATCCGCCCGCAAACTGCTTTCGCTTGATGTCACCAAAGCACCTCGTGGCGGCACATCGTAGGCCCGCTGCATCCTGTCTTGCAGCATATCATCGACTGTCTGATACCCATATTCAAACCGAATCTGTGCGCGTGTCAGCAGCTTGTTGCCCTGCGTGTATCGGGTCAACAGATCATCGGCCCAACCTTCGCCGTCCATGCGCCGGAAAGCCTCATTCGTAAAAATCAGGCAATCCCAAACGCCCCATTCAAACGGCCTGTGTTTGACCTCTTTCAGGAATGAATGCAGTTGGCTTATGCGGTTTTCCGGCCCCATACGATGTCCTTGTCCTGAAGGTCAGCAACGAAGCTGAAGAAGGTGTCGGTGGGATAGCGGGATTTCTGGCTTTCGTGCGTGTAGCGGCGAACACGCGGGCGGTTCAGTTCGACCAGCTTGCTTTCGACTGTTAGCGTGATGTTGGATGTTTCGCCGCTGTCTTCGATTGCCATCGTGTTCATATAGCCGCCGAATATCTCGACGAAATCACTGACATCGGTGACGCCCCACAGGATGCGGCACTGACGGCGCTGGTATGGTTCAGACAGCGCCAGCGATACAATGCTACTTGCGATGCCGTTAAGCGAGATCGTGGCAGACTTGGCCGACAGGTCGTTGACCTCATCAATGCCGCTGATCGACAGCAGAGTGCCAGCGCCCAGATAAGTTTGACCATCAATCGTGCGATCTGTGTAACCCGTCCACAATCTAATCGCGCCGCTGTCGAACAGCATTTCAACTGCGTAAAACGGATAAACCTCTGGCTGGCCCAGTGCCGTAAGGATTGCCGCCGGAATAGATCGTGACATCAGACAGCCTCCATCGCGCTGAATGTGATGCCGTAAATAGCCGCCTCGTTGACCGACCATGCTTGTTCGTTGCTGGACAGCCTGAACAGCCCTTTGGCGCTGCTGACAGTCACGGTGGCATTGTCAGCCGGGGCAACACGAATGTGCGGCCAGATGTCGAGCGTGACAGCCCCGCCCGCGCTGCTGTTGGCATCAGCCAGCACCTTGTGCAGACGCGACGATGAGCCAGTTCCAAGTTGGATATAGTCGCCAGCCTTTAGCCAGCCAGTGACGCTGTTTGTCGCCCCGTCAATCACAAGCGATCCGCCAGTCTGCGATCCGCCGTTGACCAGCGGTGTGCCTGTTGCAGCACCTCTAGCCGTGGCGCCATTCGGATCACCCAGCAAAAACGTGCCTAGCTGTCCGCGCAGACTAATCAACCAAGCCACCCACTGTTCAGCATCGGCCCGCTTCATCGGCTTCAAGCTAATATCGGCTGTCCACATTTGCCCCGGATAGGCAAAAGCCTGACCTGAGAACGTAAACGGCGATCTGCTGTAGGCCACCGCGTTAATGGCTCGCAGTTCGATGGATTGAATCGCTTTTGTGGCGACAGGCAATGACAAAGGATAGGTTATAGCCATCAGAAGGCACTCCCGTAAGTTCCGCCGCGCTGCTTGGCGTCCAGCACAGCCCGCTTGGCGCTGTCAGCAATCTGCGGCATCAGCGATCTGATCTCTGCACGAACAGTCTGCTGAACGCCAGTGGTTATGTTGATGGTTTGCATGACAGTCACGCCGCCATCACCACCGACAGCGGCCTTGGATTGAGGCACAGACAGCACACGGCCCGCGCTGGAAGGCACAAACAGTTCGCGCCCATGCTCACCCACCACAGACGGCTGACCAGCCTGTAGCGGCCCGCCAGCGGCGCTGCCAGTGATGCCCATAGCACCACCGATAAACCCAAGCAGACCAGATCCAGCTTTGCCAGCCGTGGCAAGTTGCCCAACCAGCCGTTGCACGACCAGAACGCGATACAATTCCTTGATGATGTCAGCCGCCATACTCTTGAAAGCATCCTTGGCGCTGGATGTTCCGTCAACCATGCCCATGAACGCATCTTCCATCGACGATTGGATCGTGCTGGAAATGCTTTCAAATTCCGACAGCGTTAGGCCCAAATCCTCGACCTGACCTTGATAGACTGCCAGCGCATCTTTTGCCTTCTGCGCAGCAATGGCAGATTCGCTCATGCCTTTTGTTGCGCCTGTTTGAGCAATCTTGCCCATCTCCAAAGCAATGGTCAGTTGCTCTTGCTGTGTAGCAAGCGCAATAATGCTTTGGCGTTGTGTTTCTGAAACTGTGGTATTTGCAGCCTTTGCTTCCGTCATCAATGTTTCGATCAGTGCAGCCTTTTCGAGCGCTGCATTTTTCTTGATTTGTTCTTCTTTGCTCAAGCCAAGCAAAGAAATTTCATTCTGCAATTCAGCATTTTTGTCAGATGTTGTTTGCAAAGTAGCAGCATAGGTTGCATCCAGTGCTTTTTCTGCTTTTTCTCTATCAACAGCGGCAACAACTAAAGCCCTGTTAACTTCAACTTCAAGTTCTGCAACTCTTAGAGCATCTGCCCTATCTTGTCCTGATCGTGCGTCAAAAATTGGAGCATCCGTATTCAAAGAGTTTACTTTGCTGACCGCTGCCCCATACGCCAAATACGCATCAGCGACTTCACCAGCAGCAGTAGCCGCATAAGCCAAGGCATTACTTGATGCGACTGATCTTTGTGTGCCAGCAAACAAAAAGTCATTTACTGCTTTTGCCAACCATGCAATATCCTGCGCTGCTTCAATTACAAATGGCATAAGGTTAACAAGCGCAGCCGTCAGGTTTGCACTGACAACCATAGACATGGCATCTAGTTTATCAGCAGCTTCCGCAGCGTTTGCAATCACATCGCGGTCAATGACAACACCAAGGTTTTGAGCCTCAATCGCCATTGCATTCAGACCAGCAGAACCATCTGCCAGCATATTGACCATCGCCAGCCCGCTTTTGCCGAACAATTCGGTGGCAAGTGCGGCACGTTGCGCTGGGTTTTCAATCATGCTCATTTTGTCAGCGACAGCGCCAAGTGCTTTGTCCAGCGGCATTGCTGCAAGTGATGCGCCAGACAATCCAAGCGTATCTAGTGCCTTCTTTGCGGCAGAACCGCCCATAGCAGCATCGCCAAGGTTCTTTGACAATTTCGCCAACGATGTTTGCAATAGATCAGCCGAAACACCGCTCAGTTGTGCGGCATAGCTCAATTCCTGCATGGCATCTGTGGTGATGCCGATGGCTTCAGATGCGTCTTTCAGGTCGCCAAGTTTGTTTGCGGCATCGCGCACCATCGTGCCAAGTTGTTGGATTGCCGCGAGCGTTGCAAATGCAGCGACACCCTTTGCCAACTTATCAAAGCCAGCACTTGCAGCACCCAAATCTTTGTTGGCATTTTTGGCGAAGCTGGCAATCCGCTTGGCGTTTTTATCCATCGCGGCGGCAAACGCCTTGTCTTTGGCGGTCAAGATGATGTTTAGCTGTTCTGCACTAATTGCCATCGACTTGCTCCACAAGTGCGCGATACTGGTCAGCCGTCATTGCGGTCGATCCAGCTTTTTTAGGTGCGTGGGCATCATGCCAACCTTGGAACACAAGCCACGCATCCATCGGGATCATATCACGGATTTCTTCAGGACGTAACCCAATGACAATTCCGTTTTTGACCATGCCGCGAACATTCAATCGACTAGGTCTTGGTCCTCCGTGGTCTTTTTTTTTGACGCTTCATCTAAAGCATCAGGCATAAAGGCCACGCCGACCACCGCTTGGGCGATCTGATACAAACGCAAAAGATCAGCAGGAGTTGCCGCCGCAATCACCTTATCGGCTTCTGCGTCTTTCATCCCGCCGCCGACCAGAGCCAGCGCCAAGATGTCACGGGTTTCTTTGCTGTTTAGCTTTGTGCCACGACCAAACAAGCCATCCCACACATCAAAGATGCCGCGATGCTTATCTTCAAACCGCTCAATCTCACGATTGCGTAGTAGGAAAACATATGAGGTGTCGCCGATATACTCGACGACACCCCCACGCGGCGCTTCAGCCGTGATGCTCATCAGATCGTCGTAAACGTAACAGCGCCAGTGCTTGTCAGCGACAGCGAGTAGGTTACGCCGCCTTCAGTCTCGCCGCCAAACTCCAGCGACTCGATGTAGAACGAGCCAGCATAAGTGCCGAATGCAGGAATAGTCACAGTGAAGTTGCACTTAGGGTCTGCTTGCATTGCGACAGTGTTCATCCGCAGTTCGGTGGTGCTATCTTCAAAATAGCCGTCACCAGATATGGTCACATTTTTTACGCCGTTCAGGCTTTCCGTCCACAGCGCACCAGATGGGGTGGTGCAATCAGGCGTGGTCACATCAATCATCGAATTGTTGATGGTGATTGCCTTGCTGTTCAGACCGCAGAGGTTTGCGAAGACTTCAGTCGATGCGCCATCGCCGATTTTGACAAGCAGGGCGCGTCCAAGTTGTTTAGCCATGATGGCCTCCATGTATAGGGCTTGCCCAAGGCCCGTTGCTAGGCTTACTCAAGCAGTGCTTGAAGTGCAATTACAGCCGTATACCCACGACCATCAGGGTCTCTTGTAACCGAATACGTCTGGAAAATCAATTCGACCAGCGTAAAGCCAGTGACAGTGACGCTTCCTTCCTGCCGATGCAGAGCTGCGCGAACAGCCTCAACCATTTGCACAGCTTCAACCCGACCCGATGCCGATCGGCTGTTGGCCTCAATGGTGATGTCCACAGCCGATCCAGCCGTGCTGTCTGTGTCAAACGCATTTGCCGTGATTTGGTCAAAACGTAGATATGGAAACACCACGTTTTGCGGTGGTTCGTCATAGATGCGTGTGGAAACAATCGCAGAAACATCAGCATTTGCCACAAGCGTGGTTCGCAGACCCTTTTGGATTGCAAGCGCAAAGCCGTCAGCCATTTGTCGCTTCCTTCATTCCGCGATTTACAGCCGATTTGATGCTTTTGGCAAATTTCTTGCCTTGCAGCTTTTGAGCAATGCGAATGTAAGGCTGGGCCGCAGTTGTGCCGCGATTTCCCTTTTTACGGCCAAATTCCACGGCATATGCCTTGGTTTGCGCTTCCTTTGTCGGCGGCGCAGCTTCAACAGATGCTGTCAATCCATCTGCTTCATAAACAGTGTGTATCCACCCGCGCAGTTCGCCAGATTTGGTAGGAACCAAACGCCGCGCCATGTTTGCGGCCTGTTCAGTGTTCAGTCGAACAGACTTTACCAAATTGCGTTCAACAGCCTTTGGCATTGATTGCATCTGCTTGATCAGTTTTGAAGCATCGACCTTCATGTCGCCACCCCACGCTCAAGCAGGAACTCAACAACGACATCTTTCGCATCAATGTGCGTCACGTTTTTGATAGCCCAAGTGTAGCCACGGATGACAACACGATCCGCCGCCGTGATTGTGTCGGTGAAGCTGTCAGCCCGGCAGCGCATGGTTGCCATTGCAACATCGCTCAAAGCGCCGCCTTGTATAGCCTCACGGCCCGTTCTTTCGCGCATATCAGCCCAGCGCACACCAGCGTTTGACCAACCAGTGTAGACGTTGCCATAAGCATCAATCGCGCCTTGATTGAGGCGCTGGAATGTCGCTCTTTCGCTGAATGCGCCAGCTCTAGCCATACCACTGGTTCCGCTCAATGCCGATCATTTCACTGAAACCATAGGGCAGATCATACATCTGCTTTTCGGTCGCCGTTTCGCGCATATCATACCAGTGCGCCACCAGCATCATCAGGGCATGGCGAACAGTCTCAGGAACGCTGGTAGAAGAAGATCCATAGCCGATGATGTATTCAATCTTGATGGCGTCATCACGCATTTGCGTGACAGGCCAAGCCCTGCCAGCTTTTGGCGAAACACTGATGCGGTTTGGCGTTCCAAACACGTTGAAATCGGCCAGCGTGGCGGTCTGCAATGCGCCATCAACATCATAATACTTGATTGCAGAGACAGACTGCACAGGCCCAAGCGACAAATATACAGTGCCGGGGTTTGGTGAGAGCCATTGCCCCCAAGTCTGCGTTATCATTGCCTTGCCCAGCGCACCTTGTGCATCCACAAATGCCACCGCAGAAGCAATTAACCGCTGAATGATTGCGTCATCGTCGCTGCTTTCAACGCGCATTTGTGCCTTCGCCTCCGCCAATGAAATCGGCGTGACGGCTGGGCCTGTAACCTGCACAAGTGAAAACTGCGGCGAGAGCATGATTATTCCTTCACGGCTTTTTCGACCGCAACCTTTTTGACGGCGCGTTCAATCGGAGCCGATTCAACATTTTCTGCTATGCCAGCTTCGACGTAACGCAATGCCACTGCATCGGTGACATCAATAATCGAACCTTGCTCATGCACAAAATCAGCACCAGCCATCGAAGTGAGCAAACGAACTTTAGCCATGATGGCCCCCTATGGTGATGGTGGGCAGGACCAAAGCCCTGCCCATTTGGTTTATTAGGATGCAGCGTTCTTCAGGTGCTTGATAGCGGCGGTGTTAGCCAACACGCCATCAAAGCGGACGTAGCCCAAGATGCCGTAGTCGGGAGCAAAACGCTCACGGGCCACGAACAAGGTGGGTGCGCCAACTTTACGCACATAGAACTTGGACATATCGCCGAACAGCATGACCTTGTTGGTAGCACCCAACGAAGCCATTGCTTGGTTCACAACGACATTGTAGCCCAAGATGTTCTGCGGAACAGCGGCCTGATAGTTGCCCATCTGCCAAAGGTAGTTGCCCTGACCATCTTTCAGCTTACGAACAGCAGCCAACGTGCTGTCGTTCATCATAATCGCGGTCGAAGGCGAGGAACGATAAGCGGGATCAACAGAGTGGATCAAGTCAATGATTTCGTCTGCGGTGATGGCAGCAACAGCAGCAGCAGTTTTGCCAGCGGTCGAATTGGTAACGATACCCTCGACATCCGACGAACCAGAACCAGTGGTCAGCTTGGAGTTCGCAATGCGACCCAGACGCTCACCAAGCAGTTCACCAAGCAGCGATTCCATATTCAGGATGGAGTCGTTTGCAAGTTCGTAGGACCAACGAACCCATTCAGTGTCAAACGCATATGCGCCCAACGAAGCCTGACCAAAGGTCACATCAGAACCGCCATCGTCAGTGACAGTGCCGCCTTCTGTATGTGCAACAGCGACAGAAGCCGTGTCGTTTACAGTCGGAATGTTGAACGTGTTGCCGCCAGTGGTGTTGATCACAGTGAACAGGTTCGAATCATACATCGGGCCAGAAGCAATCATTGCTTTTTCGATGAATGCAGCCAGTTCCGTGGGGACAGTGTAGCCACCAGCAGTGTTTGTGCCAGCAGTTTGTGTGCGAACTTCAGCATTACGCAAAACGGCGCGATGCTCATTGTCCAGACCATCAACACCGCCATTGGCGATCATGGCGAAGAACGCGGTGCGATAGTCAACTTTTGCGCCGTCATCAACAGCGGCAACAGAGGTGCGCTCTGCAACAGGACGCTTCGACAGGTCGATGCCTTGTGCAGCGCGAACAGCAGCGTCCACTTTTTCCATGCGCTTTGCCACGCCGTCAAGGCGGTCGTGTTCAGCCATCATGGCATCAAATTCGCGCTCGATTTCAGCGGCGCGGGCTTCGTTTGTCTTGTCCGTAGCTTCGGCAAGTTTAGAACGGGCCTCGGTGGCGATACGCGCCATTTGCTCCCGCAGGGTCTTTAGATCAGCCATTATGGCCTCCTACAATGTGCCTTGCCCAAGGGCTGGGGATTGGGCCAACAGCGGGAGTCCGCCGTTATTCGTCAGCCACGAAGTCTTTGCGTTCCCATGCTTGGCAAACGCGCAGATTGTGACAAATGAAATCCAGTTTTTCGCACCAGCCGCGACCACCGCCGTCCATATCAAATGGCGTCAGTGGGATGTCCTCCATTGACTTCAACATTTCTGGCGTATTGTTGAAATAAGAACAGTTGGCGCAGAGTTGACGGCGGGCTTCGGCTTCGTTGATGCTCCAAACATCAGCCATTTTTGCCCAGTATTCTGGGTTTGCGGCTGGATCAGACGAAGCAACTTCAGGCCCAAGGTTCCAGTTTTCAACAGCGTTCTGCATATTGATTGCATTGATGCTGCCAGAAACGATTTCGGGCTGCTCAACTTCTGGCAAAAGATACTCATTGCGCAGATCAATGCCAGCGGCTTTGGCTTTCATACGCATGCGGCGTACAGCTTGCGATTTGATCTGTTCCTCGCGGTGCTTTTCCAGCGACCGCAAAGCAATTTCAGTGCCATCGTAAGCAGGAGTGGTTACGATGCTGACATCGAACAATTGCGCTTCTTCAATCATGCGCTTTGGCATTTTTGCGCTGTCATCCCATTTCTGACGCACAGGACGAAACGCAAATGACATCTTGTCCAGATCGCCGCGCTTCATTTTCGGCACAATGCTGCGAACATCAGGGTCAGTCTGGTCAAGCATGGCTTCCATATACAGCCCACGTTCATCTTCAACCAATGTCAGAGTGCCAGAACGAGTACGGGCCAGCGGCAGACCTTCATGGTTGATCAGGAAAACAACATCATCCCGACCGATTGCGTTCTTAAAAGCGCCGCGAACAATCACCTCGGTGAACATTCCACCGATATTTGTTTCTTCGCCAAACACAGCGGCATAGCCAGCAACGCGGATTTCGCCATCATCGCCTTCGCGGATTTCCACAGGAACACCACGGCGGATTTCTTTTTCAGACATATCTGACCCCGTTTGATGTTTCGATTGTAGCACATCACCCGCCATTTGCGCCACCCACTTTAGGCTGACTGCCCAAAGGCACAGTCGCGCCTTGGATTAACAGATCAGTTGCGCCCTTAGCTGGTAGGTTTTCAATGGCGCGTATCTCGTCAGGTGTGCGAATGGCGTTCTGGATTGACACTGCATAGGCTTCCATGCGTGACTTGAGATCGCCGCGCAGCAATCCGTCCACGTTAAATTCAACGTAGAAATCTGACCCACGACCGAAGAATTTCAGGTTCATTTCCTGTTCAAATTGCTCAACCCACCGCTTCACAGTGTGCTTCACAAAATGCAAATCCTGCTGTTCCGTATTGCTGAACGTGCCATGGGTCAGGTCTTGCAAAAAAACAGGTGGCAGCGAATAGATGCGGGCGATCTGCTCAATGCTAAACCGCTGCAATTCAAGCAACTGCATATTCTCAGGAGACAGGCCAATGGTCTTCAACTCATGGCCCAACGGCAGCGCCATGATCGGTCGGCCTTCCTTAGCCAGCTTCAGGGTCGTTGCAGCCACATCTTCAGATGCGCGGTTAGCTGCCGCGCCCGATGCAAACGGCCCTTGCAGCACAGCCGGGGGAATGCCGCCAGATTGAAACGCCTTTGACCCATAGCGGCTGGCTGCAATAGCCATGCCGATGGCGTCTTTGTTCTGCGAGATTGGCCCACGCGAATCCGTCAAGTTTGCCTTCAACATAAACGGCAGGTCAAGGATTTCGCTCGACTCGTACACCCGCGAACTGGCGCGGAAGATTTTGCGCCCATCAATCAGTCGCTCAACCCGCACCTTGGTAGGATCAAGCGGATATAGGTTTACAATCTCGCCGCTGTTGTTGCGCTCAATGTAAGTTACAGCGCGACCGCCCGTTAGCGTCTGTTCAAACGAGTATTTCCGCCATTCAAAGCTGCTCATATCGTTGTTTATGGCATCGTGCAGCATCGTAGACAGGCCAGATTTGACCTTTTCGCGGCTTCCATCAGCCGTCTTTTGATAGACTTGCAGCGGCAAACCAGCGATTGTGCCGGCGATAAAGTTGACAGCAGCCCACACCGCAGGAACGCCAAGCGCCGTGTCGACGTTTACAGTAACGCCAGATGATGCGTAAAGGTCGCCCCAACCCATGATTTGCAAGAAATCATTGGCAGAAACAGGCGCAGTTGGGTTTTCTAGATTGCGTTTTTCCGTTTTACGGAACCGATCAAAGAGTGCCATCTGTCCCAATCCATAATGGATGCTTCAAAGAACATATCAGATTAGGCGCCTAGTGTAAATGTTGGATCATCCCAAGGCGAAGACGGCGGCTTTGTTGCTTCACCAGCCATTGCGGCACCTATCGCCATTGTTGCAGCTAACGCCATGTCGATGCGACCTGTTGCCCGTTGCTTTTCAAATCGGCGAAGGCCAGCAGGGCTTGTCCAGAAGCAAGCGGACGCAACCGCCGATCTAAGAGCGGGATTGACCTCGATGCGGATGCGCTTTTCCAAGATCAAATCTTCAAATTGATTGACGGATTGCGGCATCCACAGCGGAGTATCTTTGCGCTGGTTCGTTCCCTGCGGGTGTTCAATCAATGGCAACACGCCGCCGATCTCATCCAAGGCATTTTCGAATGTTTTAATCAGCCATCGGTCATATGAAACTGCTTGAACGTCAAACTTTGCCGCAGCGTCAACGATGTCATAAGCCAAATGGTCATAGCGAATGACTTTGCCCGGGGGTGCAATTAACCAACCATCGCGCACCCACACAGAATAGGGTGCTTTGTCCATCATCTCGCGCTGATCTACTGTGTCGGCTGGGGTATAGCCACGCGCAAACAATGCAAACTTTGGTCGTCCATCTTCTGTCTGACCATCTGGGAAAACATAGGCAACGCCAGTGATGTCCTTGGTTGCAGATAGGTCCAAACCTATAAAGCACGGCTTTTCAGCGAAATCATCCAGCGTCATAGACGGATCTTCGCACATTTCCCATGCTTTTCGGCTGATCCAAGCCGCATCTGCATCGGTCCAGACGCAAAAGTGCAGCCGCAAAATGCTGTTCATCTTGCCCGGAATCGCTTTTGCCTGATCGACCACGCCCTGCAAATAGCTTTCTTTCAGGATTATGCCCAACAATGGGTTCACTTTTGACCAACAAGACGGGTCATTTAACGGGTCATCGCCTTCGTCTAACGCGCAGACATAAGCAAATGTGGTGTCATCTTGCACATCACCAGCTGCGACAGCGCAAGCGTGTTCATGTTCTTCCCAGCAAACGCTGTTTCTATCTGATCCGCTGTTTGTAATCATTAGCATCAACGGCTGGTTGCGAAATTTAAAACCGCGTTCCAGCATTTCCATGATGCCGCGATCTGGGTGTTCATGCACTTCGTCGCACAAAGCAAAGTGCGGGCGTGGGCCAGATCCACTTTTGCCGCTGTCACGACTGATAGGGCGAAAGAATGATCCAGTGCTGATGTAGGCAAGGTTCCAGACAGGGTTGACCCCAGAAGGCGTTATGCGCTTTTCCAACGCTGGTGATTGACGCACCATCTTCACGGCATCCTGAAACAAGATCATCGCCTGATCTTTTTTTGCAGCCGCAGCGTAAATCTGAGCCCCAGCTTCGCCGTCAGCCATCAAACCATATAGGCCGATGCCACCAGCAAGCGGTGATTTGCCATTTCCCTTTCCCATCTCAATGTAGCAACGTCTAAACCGACGAAATCCATCTAGCTTTTTCCAGCCAAAAATTGATCCGACGATAAACGCTTGGCTGATGTGCAAAACAAACGGCACACCTTCGAACTGCCCTTCGCTAAGTTTCAGCACGTTATGGAAGAAACCAATGGCCCGATCAGCTGCGGCTTCGTCAAAATAGATGTCGGTGCGCTTTAGGTCGGCCAGATGTCTGCGGCATTGATTGCGAACATGCGGCCCAGCGGATATTTCGCCAGCTAAAACTTGTTCTGCATACTGATGAACGATGTGCGTCATGTAAAATACTGCGCTGATGGGTCATTGTCGTTTGCTCTGTCGGCCTCGATGCCAAGGCGCACACGGCTAGAAGGTGTTAGCCCATATTCAGCCGCATATTTCATAGCATCACGCATCGCTGTGTTTGCCGTCCCGACCATTGGGTTTTGAACAACGTTTCCGTTTGTAGTCTGCATAATTAGCCCTCCACTCGCTGGGTTTTTCTTTGCCATCAGTTGGATTGCTTCCTCGGCCTTGCGCCAACGACCATAGGCCTGACAATACATTGCCAACCCACGCCCATCTATTTCAGTCAAGATACCGCAGCGAAACAAAGCACCACAAATATGGTTCCATTCTTCCATTGCATACTCGTCAAGATGATCTGGCGGCTGCGGAATGTCAGGCATAACCATTACAGGTTTAGGTTCGTTCCGCGCACGATTGCGCGAACGATTTTGATCAGTGATTAATTTGATTGCGGTTGGCTTTGGTTTTCTGCCTCTAGTCATGGTTTTTGTCTTTACTTTTTTTGTGGTTAATTTTACACATATTCTTGTAACAATAATATGGAGACAAAAAATGACCGCATATGAACAAATGTGCTTTGACGCTGCTGTTGTGTTTGCCGCCGTGCGTGGCGCAAAACCTAATACACGCATTCGTCAAGAATTTGCAAATTTTGCTGACGCGCAAAGTTATGCTGCTACATTTGGCGACAAGAAAACC